GGCAGATGTGGATTTACGCCAGGTTTCGGCCACCGCCTCCGGGATGGTGAAATGGACGAAGTAACCGTCAAACTAAAGGGCTGGCAGGGTCTGGACAAGGCGCTGGGAGAGATGCCGGACAAGCTGGCCAAGCGCTACATGCGCAAGGCGGTGCGGGCGGGCGGCGCGGTTATCCTAAATGAAGCCCGCGCACACATTCCCACCGGCCGCGGCAACATGGCATGGATGGGCAAGCGCCGGGGATACATGCGGCGCCACATTTCGCAGGACATGGGATTATCCATCAGGTTCTCAGGGCTGACGGCCGAGGCGACTATCCGCCCGCACAGGTTTGCTTTTATTGTGAACTGGCTGGAGCGCACTGGAGCGCTGCCGCACGTCATCCGCGCCGGCGCGCACAGAAGCGGCGGCTTCAAGCGCAGCAATCAGAAGATGATTGCCGCGGGATCTTCTTACGGCGCGCGCAAGGCTCTGCTGATTAACGGCAGGCTGGCCGAGCAGGCCAACCATCCAGGTTTCAGGCCGAAGCCTTTTATTGTTCCCGCCTTCGAAGCCAGGTGGCGCGATGCGCTGGAACAGATTCGAAGAACGCTGGCGGCGGGCGTCGCTCGCGTGCGAGCAAAGGGGCTTTAATTGAGCGTTGAAGATGGAATTTTCAGCCTGCTGACGGGAGATGCGGCGATCAGCGCACTGGTGGGGACGCGGGTTTATCCCACGGAACTTCCGGAAGGCGTGGCATGGCCGGCCATCCTCTACATGCGGCCCGATACCACGCGCGAGGCCACCATGGATACGGCCGGATTGCCGGTGGCCATGGTGGGCATCCACTGCTTTGACGAATCCCCGGCGGACGTGATTACGCTGGCCGAGGCGGTGAAGGACGCGCTGGTGGGATACCACGGCACGGCTGGAGGAACGAAGGTTGTGGGATGCGTGCTGAAGGATGAAAAGAACGGATGGGACTTTGAAAAATCGAGCACGGGGCTTTATTGGCGGGAGCTGACATTCGCATTTTTTTACCGGGAATAGCAGGGTTTGGCCGGTCCCCCTCCTGTGTCCGGCCAGGGCCGCCCAGCAGCTCCGCTTGCCCCAGCGGATGGGCGGCAGAAATTTAAGATTGATTCGTTGGCCTGCGATCCGGGCTGACGAAAGCAGCGCCAATGGATCAATTCAATTCGAGGTAAAGAATCATGAGCACTTACAGCAAGAGTAAAGCTTTTGCGGGAATCGGGACCAAACTGGCGCGCGGCGCAAGCGGCACACTGGCTCCGCCTCCGGCCCCGACGCTTTCAACGGTGGTGGCGGGTTCGCTGACTGCGCGGACGCTTTATGTGCGCACCAGTCTGGAGAATGCGACGGGCGAAACGCTGGCCTCCAACCAATCGACCATCGACGTGCCGGCCAACAGCGTGCTGAAGGTTACATCGCCTGCCGCGGTTGGCAACGCGACGAACTGGTACGTTTACATCAGCGACGATCCGGCCACGGCGGAACTGCAGGAAGATACCGGCGCCATCGCCATTGGTACCGACTTCACAGAAGGCGCCACGGGTTTTGCGGTGACGGGTGCCATTGCCCTGCCGACTTCCAACACCAGCGGCACCTTCGTTGACCTGGCCGAGCGGCTGAGCATTGACCAGTCGGGATCTGCCAGCGACCTGAAGGAAACCACCAACATGGATTCAGTGGGCGGATTTAAGGAATGGCTGCCCACGGTTCGCGATGCCGGAGAACTGGACTTTGAAGCCAACCTGGTTTCGGCCGACGCCAGCCAGCAGCAGTTGCTGGATGACTTCAACAAAGCGACGCAGGCGGTGTGGCAGATCACCTGGCCGGCCGGTTCCATCACTGGATCCGGAAACACGAATCCTGCCATTTTCAGCGCCTATGCTTACGTCACCAGTTACGATGTGAGCTATCCGACGGAAGACATCGTGAAGATCAAGGGCAAGCTGAAAATTACCGGCCAGCCTACGCTGACTCAGGAAAGCTAAGAAACGGCAGTCGGCAATCGTAAATCGCGAGTCGGGGCCGGATAAAATAACCGGTCCTGATCCGCACGGAACCAGGAGGAAACAGTGGCAGATCAGATTGCCAGACGGATGGCTCCTTACAAGCCTTTCGTTCTGGTGGCCGACCAGTTTGACGGAACGAAGTTCAGCAAGGCATTCAGGCTGTGCTTTGACTTTGCGGCGTTTGCCCGGGTGAAGGAAAAGACCGGCCTGGAATTATGGAACAGCCTGGAGGCCTGGGCCAAAACCTCCGAAGACACTTCGCGCGTGCTTCCGGTGTTGCTGTGGGCGGCGGTTTGCAGAAACCATCCGGAATACGCAGGCGATGATGGCCTGGACGCGCTGGCATCCTACATTGACCCGCGCAACGCCGGAGCCATTGGCGACGCGGTTTTTGAAGCCTACCTTTTGAGCGTTCCCAAAGAACTGGCCGACCAGGTGAAAGAGGCGATTGAAAAGGCCAAACGGGATGAAGAATCCGCAGACCCTACCGAGGAGGTTCCGAAGAAGGAAGCGGAGCCTCCGAAATCTTCAGCTGGGATGATTACTGGGCCCTCGCCCGATACGACCTCGGCATGAGCGATGCCGAGTTTCTGAACCTGACTCTGGGCCAGCTTGAAAAACTGCTGCTGCGCCGGCGGGACAGCATCAAGCGCGAATTCCTGATGGCGGGAATTGTGGCGGCGGCTTTCTACAACGCCAATCCTTTCCGGGATAAAAACTCCAGAACGGTAAGCCCGCTGGAGTTTGTGCCCGGAGAAAACCCACAAGAGCAAAGCCCCAAAGAGCAGTATGCGATTCTGGCCGGGATAGTGGCGGCCAGCCGAAAGCAATAGACCATGGCAACAGGCGTACTCGCACAACTTAAAGTCGTTATCGGCGCCAACATTTCCAAGCTGAAGTCCGGCCTGGACGAAGCCAAGGTACACAGCGACCGCACCAGCCGCGGCATCGAAAAGAGCTTCCATCGCCTGGGCGGCACGTTTGACCGCCTGCTGGGCCCGCTCAGTTCTACCGGCCGCGAAGTGGCCATAGCTTTCGATACCATGGGCGAGGCAGCCGCTGCCACAAGCACAAAGCTTTCCGGGCTGAACACGGCGCTTGGGCTGATTGGCGGAGTAGGCGTGGGCGCCATGGTGGCGCTGACGGGTGCCACGCTGAAGATGTTCCACGCCATTGACGAGCAGGCCGACCTGGCCAAAGCCGTGGGGCTAACCACTTCACAATATGTCCAGTTCACCAACGCCTTAAAACTTTACGGAGTGGAACAGCAGCAGCTGACTCCTGGCCTCGGCCAGTTCTTCAAGATCGTTTCCGGCTTAATGCGCTCCAAGGCCGGCGAAACGGCCATCCAGCAGTTGGGCCTGGACATGAAGAAGCTGCGGCTGATGGATACGCACGATCAGCTGATGGCCGTGGCTGATGCTTTTTCAAAGTTTCCAGACGGTCCGAGAAAATCTGCGTGGGCTGCGCAACTGTTTACCGCAACGCTGGGCGAAAAGATGATTCCGCTGCTGGACCAGGGCGCGGCCGGAGTGGCCAAGCTGGAGGCAAAATACAAGAGCCTGGGTGACGAAAGTGAAAAGGTTGCCGACACCACCAAAAACCTTTCCATCGCCTTCAGCCAGGCCTTTTCCAACATTGAGTCGGCGCTATTGAAAGCTTCCGGAGCGCTGGGTATTCCGACTATGCTGCTGGCGGTAGCGCATCCTCTGGCGACCGTAAAGGCTCTGGTGTTGGATGCCGGATCGGTGCTGACGGGCTTCCTGGGCAAGTGGCTGGGAGCGCTGCAGTATTTTATCGGGCAGTACAACAACCTGCTTAAATACGTCCATCTGCCCACGATTTCAACTGAGGGGATGGCGCGCGCAGTCGATTACATGCACCGGCTGAGCGCCAGTTTCCAGTCTGAGGCAGCCCGGGCGGCGTCGCCGCTGTCTGGCAGCGGAGAAGCGGCATTGCGCGGCGGGGGAGCAATGATTCAGGCTGCTCCCACCGGTCCATCCAAAGCAACCACCTATCTGGACAGTCTGAAGCAGCAGGTGGCGGCGTGGGGGAA